CTATAAGGGTCCAAGTAGTACACAACCGTGCCCGAAGAACAGCAAGCAGTAGCCGCTCCCGTGGAGCCGACTGCCCCTCAGCCTGTGGCTGGTAGCTCCGATCTGGCCGCCCAACTCGACGCGCTTCGTGCGAAAAACCAAGAACTGATTGCCGAGCGCCGCAAAGACCGCGAAAACCGCGAAGCCCTCCAACAGCAACTCGACGAAATTCGCACCAGTCAAGAACAAGCCAAGACCGCCAAACTTGCCGAATCCGGCGAATACCGAACCCTCTGGGAAGAAGCCCAACAAACCGTCTCCGACCTCAAACAACAACTCGCCACCAAAGAATCCGAAGTCGAACAAATCCGCCAAGGCTTCACGCAAGAACAACTCCGCGCCAGTGCAATCGGCCAACTTTCCCAGTCCGGTGCATTGGCGCCCGATCAGCTGTATCGTCTATTGCAGGAGAACCTTCGCGCCAAAGACGGAAAGCCTGTGGCTTATGTCGGCGGCGTAGAAGTTCCGATTGGCGAATACATCGCCAACCTTAAAAACCCCGGCAGCGGCTACGAGCATCATTTTGCAGCCACGAACCGCGCCGGCATGGGTGTAGCAGGTAGTGCCCGCTCCACCGCCCTCCCCGGCCAAGCCAACCCCTGGTCTAAGGACGGCTGGAACATCACTCAGCAAATGATGATGCTCTCCACCGACCCCGACAAAGCCAGGCTCCTCCGAGCCGAAGCCGGCCTCAACTAGCCCCTGTGGGGCACCTCCCCAACCCTGACTCCACTGGAGCTACCCCATGTCTTCCTTTACCGGAAACTACGGCTCAACTTCGACGTTCCTGTCGAACCTTGTCACCCGCCCCGAATTTCTTCAGTACACGGCCGAGGGCATCTTCGAGCAATCGAAGTGGGTCCAGAGCGGCATCGTGCAGCGCAACGCTGCCCTTGACGCCCGTGCTGGCGGCACCCGCGTGCGCGTCCCCTTCTTCGACCCCATCGCCCCGACTGAGACCCAGATCCTCAGCAACAACACCTGGGGCGGTGGCAGCGGCTTCCTCGTTCCCCAGAACGTGACGGCCGACGAGCAGATCATGACGCTGCTGCACCGTGGCTTCGCCTACGCCGCCGACGACCTCAGCAAGCTGGGCTCTGGCGCCGATCCACTGGCCCACGTCCGCAACCAGCTGACCGCCGCCATCAACAAGCTGAAGACCGCCACCCTGGCAGCCCAACTGCTGGGCCTGTTCGGCGGCATCAGCGGCGCCGGTGTGCTGGGCGCCAACCAGACGAACAAAACGTTCGCTGGCGTCCCCGGCTCCATGACGGAAGCCAACTTCCTGAACGTGGCCAACGTGGTGGCCGCCAAGGCCAAGCTTGGTGAGCGGAGCGACAACCTCGACTCCATCGCCATGCACTCCAACGTGGCGCACTACCTGCAGCAAGTCGGGATGCTGACCTTCAGCACCTCGGCCCTCTCCACCGGCGGCTCCATCGTCTGGGGCGGCGGCGGTGTTGGCGTGACTCAAACCGAGTCCGCCTTCTTCGCTGGCCTGCGCGTGGTGATCGACGACCAGCTGACCTTCCTGACCGGCGGCACCTCCACCCACGCGGTGAAGTACCCCGTCTACCTGTTCGCCTCCGGCGTCGTGTCCGAGGGCATCCAGCAGGATCTGCGTCTGGCCGCCGACCGCAACATCCTCTCCATGCAGGATGTGCTGGCCGTGGATTACCACTACGGCTATCACGTCACTGGTACCAAGTGGAACGTTGCCGGCGACAACCCGACCAACGCTGCCACCACCGGCAACCTGGGCGACACCGCCAGCTGGAGCCTCGTCTACAGCGCCGCCAAGCAGGTGCCCATCTGCCGCCTGCTCGTGAACACACCCTTCGACCTAACGGCGTACTGATAAACCGCACCACATGCGGTATGATACGGGCCTCATCCGAGGCCCTTTTTTCATGGAACTGCGCCCCATCCCCTCTGTAATCGGTTACAGCGCATCAAAAAACGGAGAAATTATCAGCCACCACAAGCTGGAGCCGTTCGCACTGAAGGCAACAAATCACACACAGGGGTACAAACAAGTAAATCTCAAAACGGCAAAAGGTTTCCGCACAAGACTGGTACACGTATTGGTGTTAGAAGCGTGGGTCGGGCCACGTCCTGAAAAGCACGTGACCAATCACATAAACGGGGACAAGACGGACAACCGCCTAGAAAACTTGGAGTACGTGACGCAAACAGAAAACATGCGTCACTCATACGCTATGGGTCTGAGTCCGAAGCCCCCCACACGATACGGCGAAGATCTTAAACACCTTGCCAAGATGACAACAGAAAAAGTCCTGGCTATGCGAGCTGAAACAGACCGCGAGCCAGGTTATCTAGAACGTTTTGGGGTTAAGTACGGTATTAGTGCTGCAACAGTATCCAAAATACTGTTGCGTCAAACTTGGAAACACATCTAACTCAACTGCCCACTCGCACCCTCTCCTGCAACTCAAACACTTCCGGCGTATTCATCGTCATCTTGTAGGACTGCAGGAACAACTGCGTTACCACAGCAAGGCTGACCTGAAGCCGCGTAGAAATCTCCTGCGTACCCAGTCCCTCCTCGACCTGCAGCCGCCGCACCTCCAGCGCCACCTCCTCCAACTTCCTCACTGCATTACCAGGCAATGCAGAATTTTCTTTCTGGGCCTCGGCTTCTACGCTGGCCTCAGTTGACTTGCGAGCGGGCATGAGCATGGTACGTCTCTACGTGTTACAGGATAATCGCCACTGGCACGAGGATGTCCCCTACGGCCAACACCTAGAACGCGCCGCCGACATCGAACTGGAGGGCGGCACCGTCTATCACGCCAGCATCCTGCCCAAAACAAGCACCCGCCCCACGCGCAGTAGACTCAAACAAAGGCTTTATTGACCGTGCCTGCAGTCGTTGACGCCACTCTTAGCGGAGCCTCGGCTAACAGCTATGTGACGCTGGCTGCTGCCGATACCTACTTCGAGACCGTCCCCGACAGCAGCGACTGGACCGGCAAAAGCACCGACGCCAAAAACCGCGCCCTCATCTCCGCCACCCGCTGGATCGACGGCCTCAGCTTCTACGGCGACCGCTGCACCACCACCCAAGCCCTGAAGTGGCCCCGCGACAACTACACCGTCGATGACGTTGACCTCGCCTGCAGTTTGATCCCCGAAGGCGTCAAGGTTGCTACCTACGAACTCGCCCGCGCCCTTGCCAACGACACCAACGCCATCACCGGCAGCACTGGCACAACCGGCATCTACGACGAGGTGAAACTGGGCGACCTCCAAGTCAAGTACAAATCCAGCTCCACCACCTCCGGCGTCATCAACAACGTCTTCGACGTCTACCCCTGGCTCCAGTCCTACCTCGGCCCCTACTGCCAATCCGGCGCCGCCAACTACGCCGTCCGCCTGCTGAGAGGTTGACATGAGCCTCATCGACACCACCTTCGCCCCCATCCCCGGCCCGCTTTTGACGGACTGGGGCTCCGACATTACCTACATCAAGGCCGCCACAACCGAAACCTACAGCCCGACAACCGGCCTAGTAAGCGGCGCCGAAGTCTCCTTCACAGTCCGCGCCATCATCACCCAAGTCAACCCCGAAGAGTTCGACAGCACTTACCAAACCACCGACCTCAAACTCATCATCGGCAACACCGAGCTTGGTACATACGCCCCCAGCATCCGCGACCGCATCGAATACACCGACAACAGCACTACGAAAACCGCCCGCATCATCAACGTCAAAACAGTACGCGGCGACTCCCCCATCTACCACACCCTCATTGCGAGGCCCCAATAATGGCCCGTAACGGCATCTGGAACCTCATAAAAGAACTGGATCAGGTAGCTGCTACGACGGTCTACAACGGTCCCAAACGTGCTGCCGAAAAAATCGTCCGCGATCTACAAACACGCGGCCCCGCATGGTCCGGCAGTTTCTCCAACTCCTGGCAAATCGCCTCCCCAACGGGAATCCAAGGAGGCACCGGAGCACCTGGCAAACCCCAACCTATTTACACTCCTGCACTCAGCGGCCAGCAAGTGGTGCGCTCATTTCTAACCAAAAACAAAATCGTATTCACAATCAGCAACTTCTCTCCTTATGCCGATGTAGCTACTGACATGGAACCGGGCTTCTTCATAGACCCGGGCACGAAACCGATTAACCCCATCGAAAAAATAGGTGAGCGCCAAAAAGGTATTCGAGGCTTGTTAACCGGCACAGGCGGAAACAGGCGCACCGCTCCAATGGACTGGTTCAGCATCTACCTGCGTGCCGGTGCTATTGATAAGGCAATCGAGATCGCCATGAGACGCCGATGAACTACCAGAACATCCGCGCCGTATTCGAGGCCCCACTGCTGACGGCATACAACACGCTGGTGCCATCCGTCCCGGTGTACTTCGACAACGTGATGAACGACGGCGCCGACAGCGCCGAGGAGTTTGTCCACGTCAACATCCAATTCGGCCTAACAACCGAATCCAGCCTGACAACCAATCACGAATACGTGCGTGGTGTAATCGTCATCCGCGCCTACACCCCAAAAGGTAAAGGCCCCGCCCGCAATCAAGAACTAATCCAAGTCGCATACGACATTCTTAAGACAATCAATGACACGCCTAAGCAATCAACAGGCATTTACACCCGCACCGGCTCAATCGAAGGCCCCTCGTTCAGCCCTAACTTCAGCGGCACTGTCCCCGATCAACAATCCCGCCGCGCTTTTACGCCATTCTTTATATCTCGCATCGAGACCGGCTTCCAGGCAACCATCACAACTTAATAGTTCCAATCACTGGAGCTAACCTGTACTAAGCCGGGCCGTGCCCGCGTCCACACCTCTTTAGGTACCTCCCATGGCCACCGTTCTTTCGGGCACCTCCGGCGCCCTGTACTACACCCCCGCTGGTACATCTGTTACCACGCTCGTCGCTACCGCCTTCCCCGCCACCGGCTCCAACATCACCGTTGGCACCTACCTCGGCTTCAAGGTCAACGACCCCGTGACCCTGACCTACCCCGTCGGCGCCACGACCACCAACGCAATCGCCGCTGGTGCGTACTTCGTCAAGACTTACGTCCCCGCCACCGGCATCATGACCATCAGCTCGACGGCTGGTGGCGCTGCCGCTACGGCAACCGCTCAACCCTCCGTGTTCGGCGCGAACTTCGCCAGCATCGTGTACACCGCCCCAGTAGCTGTGGGCAGCGTGCGCGACTGGAGCTTTGAGATCACCCGCTCCGAGATCGACGTCACCACCATCGGCCAGACCCCCGGCCAGTACGCCCCCTTCCGCAGCTACATCACCGGCTTTGCGGACGGTTCTGGTACTGCCACGGTCTATACGACCGACGACGACACGGCACTGTCCAGCCGCATGATCGAGGATGTGGTCCAGTTCAACCAAACTGGCGCCACGGTCAAGCTGTACATCGACCGCATCTCGGTCAGCGGCACCGTGAACGACACCCTCAGCCGTTCCATCACCGTGCCCGTGATCCTGACCTCGGCCAGCCTCACCGTCAACCCCGACGACGGCCAGAGCGTGGAAATTGCCTTCCGCCCGAGCGCTGCCCCCACCTTCGACCTCTACAAGTCCTGATAACCTGCTGGTGTGATGGATCCCCGAACCCCGGCTCTCCCGCCGGGGTTTTTTATTTCTACTCCGCTACACTAATGCGTGACCCATCAACCTAGCCCATGGCTGCCTCCGCACCTCTGAGCCCACTGGAACGCCTCCGCAAAGCGGCCAACCTGGAACCCACCAAAAAGGAAGTCGTACTGAGCGACGGCTCCGTATTTGAGATGTGGGTGACGCCGCTGACCATGGCCGAGCGCGAGCGTGCCCAGAAGCAGGCCAAGTCCGACGACGCCACCGCCTTCGCCATCCAGCTGCTGATCAACAAAGCCTGCGATGACACTGGCGCCCGCATGTTCAAGGCCGCCGAACTCGACGTGCTCAAAAACGAAGTCAAGGACAAAGACCTCCAGGCCCTGATGCTGGCGATCCTGACCGATGATTCGGAGGAGACCGACACCAAAAGCGTTTGAGGCTGCCCTCAAAAAGGACACCTACCTCCAAACCCAGTTCTACGTTGCCGAAAAACTGGGCCTGACCTTGGCTGAACTCCGCAGCCGCATGACCGAAGACGAACTACTCGGCTGGAGCCTGTACTACAAGATCCGCCACGACGCCGAGCAAGCCGCCATCGACAAGGCCAAACGCCGCCGCTAACCCGGCGGCTTTTTTACGGCGTAAACTGAAGTACCAGATTGCGGCGGAACGACATCGTGGCCTATACAGCCGACATCAACATTGTCGTCAAAGGCCAAGCAGCTGTAAATACTCTGCAGACAAAGCTTACAGAGCTAGGTCAGAAAATAGATGACATCGCTAAAAAAAGGATTGGTCCTACAACTACACTTGACACCTTTAACGCTCAACTTGCCGACGCCGCACGTAGATTAAATCAAGTAGCCGCTGG